GCCATTACCGAACTGTCTTCTGGTATCTCGGACAGCGAAACATGATGCCCCTCTCTTGTTGCTGAAATCTTCTGCACACCCGCGACTGAATCACCAATCGCTTTTGTCAGCCAGTGGCTGCCTGTCTTTGGTGAACACAAGACGTAGCAGTTCTTCAAAATCAGCATGACATCTTTTTGCCTGAATGATCCTTGTAAAAGTGTTTGAGCTTAATACCCCAATCATGGGCGAATCGATAACCAGCCTCATTGACTGCATAGCCCCAATTGACGTCATTGCCGCAAAGGTTCTCAAACTGATGCCCCATCCCCAGCTCGTTGATTACCTGAGTCTTCGTCAGCCACAACCCCATATGGCCTGCACCAATCGGCTCGACGCCATAACTTCGGTCTGGGAGATGAACCAGTTCGATCTGCCGCGTATTCTCGTCCGGCCCAACAATCCGACGTTCCTCGAAGTTCATGGCGATTGCCGTCAGCAAGCCCCGATCCTTCAACGCTCGACGGTCGTAGCACTTGCCAACCACCGTTGCGACTGATTCATCCTGAGCATGGAAATAAAGCCTCTCCCACGCATCAACAGGTGCCCCGATGTCGTCTTCAATGTTGAGACACCAGGTCTTTGATTTGTCGATTAACTCGTTGTAGATGATCCCGTAGACGGCTCGGCATCGTTTCCCGATCGCGTTCCAGTCGTTGCTTAACTCCATCGTTAGATGTGCATTTGTGTCCCGGCACAGCTTGTAAGAAGCCAGTTCCTTCTTGCAGAACTCTTCCAGCCTGCGACCAAATCCAACATCATTGCTGTTGTCGTAGACGATGACATGAGCATCATCCACCGGCATCTTCGCCAGTGTCTTCTTCCACTCGCCAAAACAGAATGTCTTGCCCGCGAATGGACTCACGATGTTGATATCGCGGTTACGTGCCTTCTTCTCACGAACTGTTGTAACCAGTTCTTCATTGTGGTCAGGCAGGCTCATCACCATCCCACTGGAGCCGCCCATTCCGGATTGTCCACCACCGTATGGCATAGTCTTACCCGTATTGAACGTTCAGAGTACAAGCCTTGCCAGTGCCGCCAGCAACGCACGTAACGACAACCGCTTCATTCCTGGTGTTGTTGTGCCAGCCATTCATATCGATATGACCTGGACCACCAGTCGTCACCATGATGCTGTACTTCTCAACTCCACCGCATTCGATCTTCACCTCACCAACACCGGCATCCGGGTCTTCATCGTACGACCACCAGATGTCGAAAATGACATGAGTCTCCAGTTCTTCCGCAGCCAAAGTGACAACCGCGTCAGTGTTGTCTGCTGGCGTGTGGTATTTGTTATGTTTTCTGGCATAAGAATCAGGCGGTATTCGCACTGGTCTATTCCTTAGTCGTAATATGATCCGTTATACGGAGTCAGATAATCGGCTCCGTAGTCAAGGTGTGACCTTACCTCGTCTGAACGGTCCAGATTCTGACCGAGATTAGACGGGCTGTTGTTCGACTGATCCGCGTTAATGGATGCTGCCAGCATCGACACATAACGTTCTTCGTACGTTGGATTGACGATCGCCATGCAACTGGCAAGCACCGTCTCAGAGTTCTCCACTCCACCCAGCGGAAAGTCACCAGCTACCAGGTCAGTCATGATTACCCGATAGCGGTACTCGAAGATGTACTGAATGTCCGGGGATGGGTAGAAAGTAATCTCCCACCGCGTACCGTTGTCTGCGTCTGGTGTTGCCGGATAAATACCTGCTCGCTGAGGATACCCTGTCACCTGGAACGGCTGACGTCGTTCTCTGATGTCATTCTCAGACGTAATCTCAATCGACGTCCCGAGACCTGTACCCGACCGATAAGTCATCGGCCCATCCATACCACCGAAGTCAGACGGCAATGAATACCGTGGACGACTCAGCGTGAATGATGTTCCTGCCGCAACAGCGACTGACGTGTCATCCAGCGTCAAGTCAGCACCCGCCACAGATGCAGCCTCATACGCTACGCCGTTAATCATCAGGTCACCGTCTGCCGCCCAGCTCGGCCAGGAACCACCTGTGATCGTTGCCACACCAGCAACCACCTCAACAGTCCCTGTGCTGTAAGCTGCCGACGTCGTGAGTGTTGTGCGGGGATACAGGAACGTCCAGCGATGACCGCGTTGAAACTGCTGACCTGTCAATGCCGGCTGATAGAACCGCCGTATGCCTCGCTGGATGACTGAATCAACCTTCTCGTTTTCTGCATGATCCCACTGGTTGTAATTAGCACCGATCCCAACAGCTATACCGATTTCCCGCTGGAGCCATTCATAGGTTCCATAGGTTGGTCTAGTAATTGGAAACGAAGTACGTGCCATTATTCCTGCAATTCAATCTCTGTTGCTATGTCAGCTTGCGGCAATTGATTGATTCGATTCAGTCGACCGTTGGCGTCAATGGAATACTGTTCTGCCCCAAGCTGAAAAGCGACAGAACTCTTTCCCTTCTCACCCAGATCGCGAACTCCAGCAAACACCGCAGACCCGAGACGATTGATATCCTGATTCGTCTCACTCAGTTGCTGCTCAAGGTTATTCTTCGATTCCTCAAGAGTCAGAATCTCCTGAACCACTTCATTCAATCTCATCGCCCCCGCCCTTTCATTAAGCCGCTGCCTGACGTGGCATTTCAAACAAGTCCCGGACATCGTCATTGCTCGGATCAAGGAATGTGCTATCCAGCATGACCGACGCCTGAAGTCTGTTCTGGTACATCTGGTTCATTGGCCCCAGCGTTCCCTTGAACATGACCTCTGCACACGCGAGACACGACGCAGCAATCGTTTCCGCATGACCAGCAACACCGTTTGGATACAGGTTGGTGGTCGTCAGAATTCCAGGCAGCGATGTGTAGCGGTAGCGAATCACATCAGTTCCAGTTGGAACAGGAAACAACATCAGCTCGTAAGTCTGAGCCGCAGTTGCTGTCGCATCCTTCGCTCGAATCGCGGCGTACTTAGGATTTCCATCTGTGTCTTCCATCGACTCAGACGCTCGCAAATCAGCCTCACTGATCAGCTTGATCCGCCGAATCCCATCATCAGTCGAATAGGTCAGATCACCAACCATCCCACCAAAGTCAGCCGGCAGATCATAAAATCCATCCGTTGCTGTCTGAGTGATCGATCCCTCTTTCTTGAGGAACGACCATGCGTATGGACGCTTTTGCCCAGGAGCCAATGTCGGAAAGTAGAAGTTCCGAACACCAGATTGGATAATCTCATCGACAATGCCGATCTGATAATCATCCCACTGTTCGTAGTTGGCATTTGTGCCAAGATCAACACCGTCTAACTCCTGGCGAAGATAGACACCCACCCGCAACTGAAGCCACTGGTAAGTTCCGTACGTTGGTGCTGTTTGTGGGTATGTGCCTTTAATGGGCATGACTTACCTTTCAGCCTGTTGCATTCGAGGTTGTTGGCTATACGCTTCAATATCAATGTCCAGATCAGCAACCTGACTACCCGACAACTGCTGCTGGAATTTCTGCCACTCTTCCGCCTGGTTGCCGCCTTCTTTCTGCTCGGCAGCATGTGCAATCATTGCCTGACGCATCGTCTCAGCATGAACATCACTCCCGTATGGAGTTGTTACTGACGACGACAGAACCGCCGGACTGACCTTATATCGGTACGTGATATTGGGGGTTGAACCGTCCGGAGTCGGGAAGAAAACGGCTTCATAGAGATGTGCGGAAGAACCGTTCGTCGTCTTCGGTCTGACCGCGACATACTCTGGATCGCCGTCCGTATTTTCTTTGATCTGGCTTGTGCGTAACTCACCTTCAGAGACTTCACGAAGTGGCTTATGGTCAGTCGCAGCCGTCGCAAACGTCATCGGACCATGCAGCCCGGTAAAGCCGGCTGGCAGGTCGTAAGCGGCTGTTCCATTGACAACAGTGATCGTTGCTGTCGGAGTCAGGAACGACCAGCACCGCTGCACTCCAGGCGGGTAGTAGAATGTCTTCAAACCACGCTGAACCAGACTCTCAACCTGTGCATTCTCTGAGTGAGTCAGCAGGTTGATGTTCCATTGCCCCAACAGGTAACCAGCCACCTCACGCTTGAACCAGTTCCAGGTTCCATACGTCGGCTCAGTCAACGCCCATGTAGAGTTCTTCCGGGTTGCCTGATTCCGCTTGTCGTACTCAATCGATGCCTGCAGACGTGCCTGAAACGTCTGCTGATGAATCTGCTCATCCGGAGTAAAGAACTGCTCGGCTACCGCCAGACAGGATTGGACGATCGTCTGTGAATGTGACGATCCACCAGGGAGATACGTGTTAGTTGTCCCAATGCTGTCGACCTGCACTGGATAGTCGTAACTGACTGTGTAACTGCCATCAGGAGTCGGGTAGAATAGTGCCTCATACCGCTGTGAAGCCGACGTCGTTGGATCAGTATCCTTCGGACGAATGGCAGCAATACGAGGCAACGCATTGGATGCAGCCTCAGCCGTCGACAACTGCAACAGCTCATCCATCTCCACGACCGGGATGACAGTTGCAGCGGACGAACCAGCCGTAACGATGAACCGCTCAATGATCCCGTCACAGTCGTCCGGCAGATCGTAATCCTGATCCGTGTCAGCTAACGCAAGCGTTGCTGTAGGAGTCAGGAACGACCACTCATAGACTGTCTTCTGATCCTGCGTTACCGGGAAGTAGAACTGAGCCAGACCGTCCCGCACACAGATATCAATGCGGGCAATCTGCTCTGGAGTCCATCCCGATACATCGAGACCGTAACCCAGCTTCAGCCCCACCTCTGAGCGAAGATCATCGCGTGTCAGTGATAGGGTGCTTTCAGCCATTAAGCAGTCTCAACAGGCTCAAGGATTACAATCTCGTCCAGCTCGACGTACTCGTTACGGTTCTTGCCTTTGCCGGCCTTGATGTGGACCTTGCCGTTCTCAAAGCCGTGAAACTTCACTTCCTCGACTTCTGCATCACCTTCAGTCGGTGCCCACTGGACGCGATCACCACGCTCCAGCTTCCAGAGCTTCTGAGGCCAACCGAGCTTTGTTTCGTGTGGCTGGTCTTTGAGCTTCACGAAGCGTTCCAGAACCAGCTTCTTGTAGTCGTCGTCCTGCAGTTCTCTGATCTGAAGACGTCCGTTGCTGCGTCGTTCAAGGAACTCAGCCTCATAAGGTGAGCCACCCTGCGTCTGAACGATGACCGGCGTATATGGCTCGATCCTGTCCCAGATCGATTCTTCCGGCTGCTCGATCTTCACCGAGTTGGAAACCGCAACCAGCATCAACAGCATCTGCTCTGGCAAAGGACCACTACCAATACGATGCCAAGCCACCTGAGCCTGGTCGTACAACAGCTTCAACTGATCCGAGAACTCATGTGTACCAGCCAACTGTGTCAGGATTTCTTCGTCTACGTTGTGCATACCCCGTTCCCCCGTAAAATTACTCGGCTTTCTTAGTGGTAGCCTTCTTACGCTTCGTTGTGCTTGTCGTTACCACAGTCGGAGCCGGTTCAGCACCAGTCGCAGTTACCACTTCTTCAACGACAATCGCCTGCACCTTCTTGCGGTACTCCGCTTTCTCTTCTGGTGTCATGGAACTACTCCCAGGTAAATGTGAATAAGAAGACAAGCCAACATGGCGTCCATGCCATGCTGACCTGTCAAACGGGGGTGCGTTCCCCTATCAAGATGCGGACTGCTCAACGGCAACCGACCACCAGTCAATGCCAACGATCGGATCAGTAGTTCCGCCCGACTGGCACACCAGCGTTGGTGTCATCAGTGCTGTGCAGACGTTTGACGTCAGTGTGTCGACCTTTGCACCGTCAACGTACACTTCGATCTTCGACTGGTTCGTCACTCGGAAACCGAGCTTGACGTACGTGTCTTCAGCCAGCGTATGGATCGTCGCAGTGCTGCTTGTGCGAGTTCCGCCGTTCTCAGTGTGGAACAGCAACACGCCGTCGTCAGATACCGACTCAAAACCAATATGGTCTGTCGAGCTGTTAGCACTTGACGCAAGCACTGTCGTATCAATCGCACTCAGACCGCAGAAGAACTCCGGTCCAGTTGCAATATCAGTCGCCTTCACCCTGGCTTCGAACCAGAGCTTTCCAGCCGCCTGAGTTGCAACGAACTCACCGACCGTCGATCCCAACTGAACGTTGATACCTTGAGTCGCTGTCGTGCTGCCACAGTCAGCCAGAGCAACACCACCCTCTTCGTCACTTAGTGCGAAGGTGCCGGCGGTTGCCTGAGTTGCTGTGTACTTACCAGTCGGCAAGTCCTTGAAATCGTCGATGAACAGATAGCCCCGGTTCAGGTCCAGAGCCAGATCGCCACCAGGGCAATCCTTCCAGAGTAGTCCTGACTGACCTCGGCTTTCGTATTCACCAGCGTAGTTGGTGTAAATCCCTTGAAACGTACTCATGATTTTGAGCCTCGACTATTGAGGTAATTGTTTAGTAAAAGAGTCTCAAGCAGCCTCTGAATCACACCTGATAACCAACAAAATTGAGTCGTCGGTTGTAGCAGAGCATGTTGCAGATGCTGTCCACGAAGACGTTCCGTACGTTGTGCTGACCAGGAGCCTGAACCGGCTTCTTACGGTCCATTTCCTTGCCCTTCTGGAAGAAGAATTCGAAGGACTTCCAGTTGATCCCGTAGATCGGATCAGAGCTGTCGTAGCCGGCCTGTGAGCTGTTCGTCAGCTCGGCAGACCACTCGATCGGAATACCCTTGAACGTTGCATTGGCGATGCCTGCGACGTCTTTCAGGTTGTCATTCCGTGCATCGAGGTATTGGTAAAGCTGCTCAAGCAGCGTGAACGTGGTATAGAACCACCACTGAGGTTTCCCGCCACCAAGTTCCGGGTACTTATGTGGAGCCTTGAAGTTGGTGAACTCACAAGCCTTGATCCACTTGGCAACCAGATCATCACGATCAACGCCTGAGTAGGAGAACGTGTAGTTCTTCCAGCGTGCATACGTGCTGGCGTCAATGTTTCCCGCACCAGCAGAGAAACCGCTTGGATTCCCGCCGTTGAATCCTTCTGTCGCGTTCTTCTGAATCCACAGTGGAATACCACTGATGGGACGCGGGTCTTGCGTGCTGGACGTAGGAGCCGTCCACAACGCTTCTTCCATCGACTCAAACCAGCCGTTGTACATATCGTGTTCGCGGACCTTGATTTCGTCCACGATCTGTGTGACATCATCACCCTGGAATTCAGGTTCGTTGACGTCGTACGAAAAGCTGGTGGTATGGATCGCCCACGGCTGGCTTGCACCAATCGTCAGGTTGGCGACCGCTGTCTGGTCTTTGGAAAACAGACCAGTGAACCGGCTGTTGCCAGTCTTATTAACCTGTGCTTTCCAGAGCTGATTCGGACCACCCTTTACAGGGGTCTTGTTTTTGCCGTTCATGAAACGTTCGGCAAAAGTGAAGTTCTGGTTGTCGAGCGAGATATCAACCCAACTGTTCTTGCGTGACCGGTCGTAGGTCAAGTTGACAAGATCGTCGAGTTGCTCTGGTTTCAGTGAGGCCATGATTGCCTACTCCTTGTGTTATCACGACGCACAACGGTCGTGAGGCTGAGTGAATGAACAAACAACCCACCAATCCATTTGCGACGGAATAGGCACGTCACTGACTCACGGAATTAGCACGCGAATCAACTGAGGGTCCGGTGGAACCACCTCAGATTTTCTAACTCTGTATCGGTTACGATTTCTGAAAACGAAAAAACGCGGCCAACCCGAAGGCGACCGCGTCTCGAAAAGCCCACACATCAGGTGGATTATCTGTAACCGTTCTCCTGCATCGCGTTATTAAAGAACGCCTTGATGACAGGGTCTTCGCCTGGATCACCATCCCACTGAATGTCTTCCCGTGGCTCTGTCGGTGCCCCGGAACCCATACGGGTCTTCGACTGTTTCTTCACCGCATTGGCTCGCTGAACCTGCCGCTCGTGCATCAACTGATCACCAAACGTCAGGTTAAATGCACGACTCACCGTCGCTTTATTTAGCGGCAATCCCTGAGTCTGAGTGAGAAACTGGACAGCTTTGTCCATTTCCTGAGCGTTACGCTGCTGGTCGGGAGTAAAGTTCGAATCGTTCCCGAACAGGTCTTCCCGTCCCAGGTTATCGATCAGCCCCAGCACCTGATTCTGATAGTTCTGCACCGCTCCCTGCTGCACCTGATGAGCATGATTCTGCAACCCTTCCATCTGCTGCATGAGTTGCTGATTCTGCTGGTACAGAGCTTCCAGCGGCTTCGTGACCTCTTCGTCGTATCCATTGTCTTTCAGGTTCTGGATGTATGTTTCGAAATTGGCCTGACTCTCTTCTGTAGGAGCATCCGGTTGAGCTGGTGGCTCCGGAGCCGGCGGTGCTGCTTCCTGCTGCGGTGCAACCTGTTCCTCTGGTTCCGGCTGACGCCTGATACCAGACCGATTGGCTTCGTAACGGTCAATCAGTTCCATTGCATTACGCAATGACTCTTCAGAACCCTGACTCAACATCACTTCATCAGTCAGGCCGTAACTTGCACCCATCTCCCGGAGTTCTTCCGTCAGGAAGTTCTCAGTCGATGTCAGTGTCTGCTGAAACTCTTCCGCCGTTGATGTTGAATCGTTCGACTCTTCTGCCGCCGATTCTTCAGCCGGCTGCTCTGCTTTCACGAACCGACCGTTCGCGTCACGCTTCCTGGCTGGTGCGTCAGTTGACGCGGTTTCTGTCTCAACAGCATCTTCCGGTTCATCTGTTGTTACAGTGGTAGAATCGTCCACTTCCGTCGATGACGTCTCGCCTTCCTCGCTGGCGTTGTACGCATCGATTGCTTCAATAAACTCCTGTGTTCGATCTTCCGGATCAGGAGTTGACGCAACGGCTGCTGTGCCGCCTTCGTCCTGCTGTTCTTCCTGCAGTATTGGTCGTCTGATAAACATCAATCACCCCGTTTTCTTCTTTAATGCTCTTGCGTCAGAACCTGCTGAACCTGCATCAGCTAATCCTCTCGCGGCTAAATACTTCCGCCTGTTCTCTGGACTGGACGTCTTCACTGTCCCGTTTGTCTGTACCTCGACTCCTGTCAGACCTTCACTCTGACACCATTCATGGTGTTCCTGTGCCTGCGACGACGGTACGCCACTGGCTATCGATTCATGACCAACACCCCAATACGGTTCATGACCGCCCGGTGCCGTATTGGTATCGAACATCTGTTTAAGTTTGCCCTGCTTCCGGTGCCGCTCCTGGAATTCTTTCTGTGACACCTCTTCGCCATTAACCATGAATTTCATTGTGGTATCGCCGGTGCTGTGCCAATGTTGTTCTTTACCCATTCCTTCGGATCAGACGAAAACTTCAACGTCGTCACGTCGTACTCAGCCAGCAGGACCAGATCAGAAACAGGTGACAGCACATAAACCCGTCTGGTCGTTCCCCCGGCATTCTCCAATGTGTATTGACCGTCCATCAGATCAGTACACGCCGTCATCCACGTATCCCAATCGGCAACGGTTCCATCATCAGGCAGAGCCGGTAACGTGAAGTCCCGGTAGTCCGCTCGATCCGGTCGTTGACCGCTGAAGAACTGTTCCCGTGGTATATCAGCCAACCTGAGTACCCTGCTGCGAGGCTCCGCTTGCGAACTGCTGTGCTAACTGCACACGTTGCGAATCAGGTGTTCCCTGAGTGCTGACGTTCTCCCGTATGTATTTGCGAGGACCGCTATCCACGCCACCGCCGCCACCCTGTCCCTGCTGCATCATTGGGTCAGGTGGTGGAGCCGTCTGGATGATTTCCCGGATTCGCGGCTCGTTCAGCAACTCGGCTGCCGTGTCAGCCAGTGCCGCACCGTTGAGCATCACAGAGCCAGTCTGGATCGCTGGTGCCAGCATCTGGATTGCCTGGCCGATCTGACCAAGACGCTGCGTCGGACTCTTGTACGCCATCGAATATGGTTCGACGTCGAACTTGTACTGAAGGAAGTCACCTTCCCTCATCTCCGGAGTCCAGTTCGCATTGACCGGGAACATCAAGCCAGGGTCTTTGTAAGTACCGCTGACCTGCAGGACTTCATCACCCCACATCATCTGCCCGATGTCACTGGATACGCCGGCAACAAACTCAACCACCGCATACTGCATCCGTGCTTCAGACTCGGAAACAGCATCGTTGATCATCTGATCCTGCGTTGCTGTCTTACTCTGAGGACCGAGACCAGCCATTGCGTCAAGGTTGCCAGCCATCCGGTTGTAGATGCCGTCAACCACCTGGTAAAACGCAAGGTTCATCTGGTCAACGCCGCCGTACTTCAGCACGTTGATACTGTCCGGATTGTTGACTCTGACCGTATCACCGTCATTAGCACGCTGCACCTGACGGGCATCCTTGTCGTCACCCTGGTACGTCGTAATGTCCTTCTGACGGTTAGCCTGACGTGCCTGCTTCCTCATGAGAGAGTTGATCAACTGGTGCAGCAGTCTCAGATTCTGAGCTGGAGCCAGCGGCATGGCGTTATCAGGGACTTCATCAAAACGTAGATGATGGAAGGGACCATTTTCAGGACCGTCCCAATCATCTACGAAAAGGGGGGCAAGGCTGTCATCTGCCGCCAAAACCGCCCACTTTTGTTCCATCGGGAGATAAAGATCGATGAGCGTTACCATTGGTTCCACTTCATCGTGGTCCATGTGGTTGTCACCGATCAGGTCTTTTACCTGTTCCTCATGCGTTCCGAACGACAGCCCATTCCACTTGGAACCTGACGACAGCTTCTTGACGATCTTCTTGTTGAACCGGGAATCCTTCTTCACGGCTGACAGGGGAACCCGGTATTCATGGGCATGGAATCTGGCACGTTCGAAGCTGCGTGCCTGCGTGTCGTAGATGTAGTCGTCCAGACTGATCCGCTCGACGAACGGCTTTCCCGGATCAACCCACGTTGTCGATGACATCAACTGCTGAATCTGGCGGTAGTCAGCCCAATCCTGTTCTGTTGCGTAGGGTCCAGGCTCCATCGGCATCTGAGGATTCGGTATCTCAACCGGCTTCGACTCAGCCCGGTACACCTTTGCCAGTCCAATACTGAAGAAAGCATCGAGAACGATCTGACGCATCGTCCGCTCGAATTTCATCTCTTCCAGCATGTTGTTGACGCCCACCTGGAACTTACGGGCGAACGGCTTCAACTGCAGGTCATTGGCTGTCACCATCACATTCGGACGGTTCGCCGCGAGGCTCATCATGTACGTCCTGGCTGTCAGTGCCAGGATGTTGACAAGTACCTGTCTGCGTTCTTCCGTCACGTCACCCCATTCAGAACCAACGTAGTTCTCAATGGCTTTGCGACGGTTGTCACGGAACGGCTTCAACGCCAGGTGAGACGCCTTCATGGCTGTCCAGAGGCTGTTGCGATTACCGGATTTGCCAAGATCAATCATGGTTTACCAATCAAAGTCATCAACGACGACGGCAGCCGCTTCTGCCTTTTCCTGTTCCCTGAAACGCCACCCGATTGTTCCGAACTCCGGATCAGGTTCTTCAACCTGCTGAAAAGACACTGGTTTGCTTGTGACTCCCAGCCAGCCACAGGCTGAGGCAATCGCTATATCACCGTGTGTCTTTCCTTTGTCTGACTCTGAATCACTTGTCTCTGCTCCCGCGTGTACCAGCCGACCAGCTTTCCACTCGTATTCCAGAAACTGGTCAACAATCCGCCTGTCTCTGACTTTACACTGCTCCCGCCTCATGGCTTCCTGCAGCCGTCCAAGAATCTCAGCACCCGCATCGGTGTTGATGTAGCCAATTTTCTTAGTGAACTCTTCGTGGAACACGTCCTTTGCCTTACGGACATAAACGTTCCAGTAACCGAGTTCCTTCACCTTGTTGATAAACTGTCTCTTATACACATCTCCGAGCCCACGAGACGTAGAGGAATCTCGTATGCCGTCT